AAATGAAGCTGATCCTAAATTCAACGCAGAAACTGTTGAAGTATTATAATAACTATTATTATTAGGAAAACTTAAGAACCCACCGTTTGAATTAACATAAGAAGATGTTCCACTTGCAGATGCATTTATAGCATTTCCGCTAACATCATACCAAGTACTTCCAGATCCAGCATAACTATATGGATTACCGGCATCAAGATTTAAAACTAAACCTTGTTGCACTATTGTATTTATGAATCTATTTTTTTGTGCTTCATAGTTTTGAAGTACTTCTGAAGCTTTTAATGCGCGATTATAAAGTCTAGCTATATAGATATTTCCATCCATGTAACTACTATTGATATTACTAAATCCTATATAAACGCCATTTGTTGTATCAAATGCTATTGTATTATTTATACTATTAGTACCTGTACCTTCAAGTCTTCCATTTATATAAATCTTAACAGCTACACCTTTTTCATAAGTAGCAACTATGTGATATATTTGACCCAAATTCATTACATAACTTGACGGGCCAAATGCATCATAATTATTTCCACCTCCCCAACACCACCAAAACGAAGGATTAGTTTGTGTATCATACGTTCTTAAAACAAATCCTCTTTGATTTGAAACATTGAAAGAATGCCAATTACTAATATAACCTCTACCTGTTCCTACGCCGCCAAAACTGCTATGCTTAACCCAAGCTTCAACAGTCAATGTATCTCCATTTAATGAATTTACAGTAGCAGTTGGACAAAGAGCGAAGTTTCCAGTGAACTTTAAAGATCCTTTATTATAATAATCAAAAGCTGGCATATTAGCCAAAACTCCATTTCCAAACAAAGCATTATCATTAAAGCCGCTTAAATCCATTAAAGTTCTATCAGTATTGGATATACCCCATTTTTGTCCAAGATATGTATGAACTAAGTTTCTTTCCGTAGCGGACAAAAGTCTGTTAAACACAATGATTTCTGCTGCTTCACAATTTGATCTTTCACCTGAATTAGCATTTATTCCTAATGTCCAAGGACCAGCAGCCGCATCTGCGCTATTTGTTGCAATTGCAGTTCCTGCGCCATAAAAATTTGCTAAATCATTAGACGGCCCACCCCAGTCACCTAAATATAATTTCCAATTTGTATCAAGCGCAACATAAGTAGAATAGATCCATCCATTTGCATAATATTTATTAACTTCGCTCGCCCAATGTCCTAATAACCAATTATTATATCCACCATTTGATGTTAATATTCTTCCTGTTCCAGAAGATGGACTTGTATATCGATCAACAACAAAAATAGTATATGGAGAAGTTCTTAAATCAATAACACCATTTTGTATATCTTGAGTATTAGTAAAAGCTAATACTTTTCTTGAATTTAAAAAAGCATTTCTAGTTGGCGCAGAACCAACAGGAGCCATATGATAATTAAATCCGCTCTTATCTCTCCATTGACTTACAGTTGTACCTGAGCTATAACTAAATGTAGTATCATCATCAGCATCAAGCCACATAATTAACCCATCTTTCACGGGTAAATCTATGACTGGATAAGATTTATTTTGTGATGGATCTAAGCACAAAACTAAACCATCTTGAACGATACTAGGTGAATATTTTAAAGCCATATATTATTTTCCAAATTTATGTTTTTGTGCATTGTAATTTTGTAAAACTTGAGCAGCAGACAAATTAGTATTGTAATACATAAAATTTGCTAAATTGCCGGTGAAGGTTCCTATCCAACTACCTCCAAAACCATTTACTAAATTTGAAGGGCCGCTTACAGTAGAATCAAATGAAGCTTTTTCTACTACGCCATCTAAATAAATTATCATTGTGTTAGCGGTATTAACAAAGACTGCTTGATGCCAAATATTATCTAAGATATTTGTAGTTCCATTTTTAAAGTAAAATCCACCATTATAATGATAATATGTAAGAGTCGTACCTGTTGTTCCCATTATGCAATACACAGGGCCACTTCCCATGTGAGATAGGAATGGATTATAAGTGGTATTAGTTGTTGTTCTAAACCAAAAAGAACAAGTCCAAGAATTTGCACTGGGCAAAGAAAGGCCGGTATTTCCTGTAGGATTTCCGATTGAAGCGTAGTATAGAAAATGTTGACTACTTGCAGCAGATAAGCTAAAATTTTTAGGCTCTGTTGAAACGTATGTTGGGCTATTTGTTAATTGAAAATAATTACCGTTACCAGTTAAATCATTAAAAGTTGTTCCGCTTCCAATGTAACTAGAATAAACATCTGTATCCAAATAAATAGTTAATCCTGAAGTAACGATATTTGGTAAATTTGAAAACTCTGTTTTAGATTGTTCATAATTTTGACTTACTTCTGATGCATTTAATGCTCTATTATAAACTCTACAACTAGAAACATAGCCATCTAACATTCTACCATAATTAGAATTAGATTCTGCGCCAATTCCAATATAACTACCCACCGTCAACGTGCCTAGAGTATAAACTTGAGAAGAAATTTTATCTAACACTCCATTTAAATACCATCTAATATAAGCCCCATCATAAGTCCATACCACATGATTCCATGCATTTCTAGTAACAGAAGTTGTGCTAGGCAAATGACCTCCTGTGCTTCCGCTAGAACCATACATAAAAGAAGTGAATTTCCCATTACTATCTAATGATAAATAAAAATTTCCACCAGCAATCATTATTGCACCAATATCAGTATTAGCACCAGTAAATACAAAATTGTGTGGCTTAACCCAAGCTTCCATTGTTATGGATGTCGTAATAGAAGAGCTTAAATAAGAAATAGCGTTTGTTGCATAAAAATTGCTTGTTTTTGGAGAGCCACTTGCGTCCGCAGGATTTAATCTGTAACTCTTGTCAATAATTGGGACATTACTATTTGGAGCGGTTATTGGATTTGCGTATATTAAATCAACATTCGATAATGAAGATTGCAAGAATGGAATCCTCCATTTGTTCGATAAATAATATTCGATTTGTCTTCTTTCTTTTGTTGTTAAAGCTCTATTATAAATAATAACTTCACAAACGTAACCTTTATAAGGTTGACTTCCTGCTAAGTATGTATTAGCTCCAATCCCTAATTTATTTATTCCTGCATCAGTATTCGCAGTTACAGAACCATTTGTTAGCATTTGGTATCCATTTACAAATGTATTTGCAGTTCCTGCATTTCTTACTGTTGATATTACTATTTTTTGTCCATCATTTCTGGAGGTATAACTTGCTGCTCCATTGCCGCCACCATCAAAACCAGTTCTTAAAGTATCTAAAGACAAATAATATGCAAAAAAATCATAAGTACCATTAGTACCAGTTGATTGTAAACCAGCATATACTTGAGTAGCATTTAAATAAACAGGCGAAAGAACTATAAAAGCAGTATAACCGGGTATATTTGCTAATGCAGTTAAAGAAGTAACGTGCATATAATCATTTGAACCATCGAAATAAATAGCACCCAATCCATTTACTGCTCCTGCTACATAAAGCGGAGAAAAATTACTAGCTGGTAAATTTGATAGTTGTACAGGAACAGCATAAAGAGCCGATGTTCCTTTGCTCGACCAAACGCTGACTATATTAGAAGATAAAGTTAAAGTTGAAGTATCACTTGCATCTAACCACAATAAACAATTACTTAATTGCCTTGGAGTCTTGATTACTCCAGCACTTACAGAAGGATCTAAATTAAAAACTTGCCCTAATGATATTGAATTTTGTCCTAAATTTACTGTACTCATATTTTAGATTCCATAAGTCTTACGAGTTGCATTAAAATTTTGTAATACTTCTGCGGCACTTAGTGCAGTTCTATTTATCATAACTTGACCAATTTGTCCATTCCATGCGTACACGGCTTGCTCAAAAACTCTTCCTATATACACTGGATGTGCTGAATTTTGACATTCTCTTGTTCTGGCTAGTGGAGTTACAAATTGTACACCATTCATGTATAAATATAAATAAGAACTATCAAATACAAAAGTTATAAAATACCAAGTCCCTGCCGTTGGATTCCATGTTTGAGTCACTGTATCTGCGCCAACGCTATTTCCTATTCCGCCTCTTAAAGCATTTCCACTTATCCAATCTATATACCATGTTTGTTGTCCTCCACCTCCTCCGCTTGTTTTCCCTATAATTCCATGATAGGTAGTAGCAGAAGATATGGCTGGATTAACCCAAGCAGATATGGTTCCATTTTGTAAATTTAATTCTGTGCCTAAATATATAGAATTACTTGAACCATTAAAATAATATCCACTACTATTAAATAGAACATTTGTTAAATCAGCATTAACGCGATTCCCACTTATATCCAATAAACCACCACCGCTTGCAGCAGTGTTTGCTATGCTTGTTCTATTTGTTGTCGTGAAATCTGTAGGATAGGACTTTGCTTCCAATTGCACATTTGCGATTTCAATCCAAGTACCATTTGAACCTGCATGGGTTAAATATGGATATTGAGTTCCACCTGCATGAGTAAATGTTCCAGTATATTTATACCATCCAGCAGCAGCATCAATACTATAAGATTTTATAGTACCTAAATTTTGATGATTAATATTTAATGTTGTAGTTATATTAGATCTTGCCCAAAAAGAAATTGTATAAACTACTCCATTAGTAAGAGTATTCCAATTTGAGCTAAAAAAATCCATAGAACCAGCCGCCGCTCTTGTCACTCTTAAAGGTATCGCACTATAAGTAGTGTTTCCAGAAGAATATATAACAGTTGAACCTTGAGTTATATAAGAATTTCCTGTTCCACTCCAAGATGAAAAAGTCCATCCATTCTGCGTTCCTCCAGAATCTGTTCCAGATATAGCAGAAGCAAAGTTTGCATTGTTTGTTATATTTGTAGTGTTTTCTGGTCTTGCGCTTAATTCGTTTACCATTGAAGCAAATGGTTTTGCATAAGAACCAGAATTAATCATAACATCTCTTACCCAAAATGGATCACCGGGATATATAGGAGAAGATCCTCCAGTACCACCATTCACTCTTCTAATCATTTGAAGTTGTAAATAGTTATATCCAGTAGAAGTAAAGTTTTCTCTTTTTATTGTTTGCCAAGTACCTGTTCCAGTGACATCTACGGCAAATTCTTCTGCAAAAGGATAAGCTCTAAACCCAAAAGTAAAAACAGAGCCTTTCGGTAATAAAACTTTTGCAGATAAACTATAAGTCCCCGGAGGTTGAAACCCTCCATTTCCAGCTATAATTCCACAAGAAACCCAAACTCCCGTTGAAACTTGATATCCTCCCGCGAATGGAACTACTTTAAACGCAGTATAGCCAGTGCTTGTATCTTTTGTTACCGTTGATACCCAATAAGCAGCAGCACTTTCATGATTAGCAGTTACCGTTCCAGCATAGTTTGTAGTAGCTTCTCCTCTAAAGCTTTTAATATATTCGCGGTTATAATATAACTGCAAATTTTTTTTAACTACTCCTCTGTTGGCGTGTTGAACAGACATAATAAGTTTTACACTATTATTATATTGTTAATTTGAGGGTAAGAATACTTTACCTACTACTGAGTCTCTTTTACTCAATAGTTTTTGTTTTAGGACTTCAATTCGGTCTTTAACTTTTTCATAAACTAATTGGCACACCTCTTCTTGGTCTTTTCCTGTGCATTCCAATAAAGTAGCCACCTCTTCTATGTTTAAAGACTTATTATTAGTTGTGTCAGTTAATAAAAACCCAACAATAATTCTGTCAGGACTATCAACTGGACATAACTCGTATTTGTATATTTTATATTCAATTTCTTCCATAAAATTTTATTTGTATAGTGGTATAAAAACTTTGTCTGCTGGGCTTAATGCACCAGTCATAATAGGCAACCAACCAACGAACGTTTTACCAGCAGTGCCTCCTGCTGCGCTTTGTAAATCAGCAGTTTCTACTCTTAAAACAGGATTACTTCCATCACCTTTAATATGAACTCTTGCTGCTACTGGATTAGTTAAACCAATTCCAACATTACCATCAGTTTCTAACGCATGGTAAGTTGTTCCTGCTGCTCCTAAAAGGAGTTTTCCGTTGTCTGTCCTAATTGTAGAGTTTCCTAATCCTCCATCTGTTGATCTATTTGAAGAATTAGTAAACATTACTAATCCGTTATTGCCACCATTTCTGCGTAAAACTATTGCCGTATAAGCTGATGATCCAGTATTTGCATTTCTTACAAAAGAAATATGTCCTGCATTTGTATCGTCATAAACGTCAAGCCTTCCAACAGCAGTTGCAGTTCCTATTCCAACATGACCATCATTAGCCTGTATACGCATTCTTTCATTTCCGGCATTAGCATAGAATCTTAAGTGAGCGGCAGTTGTACCCAAACTATCATAATTGATATACATGCCGTCAGATGAAATAGACGATCTATTTCTTATAACTCGTATGTTAGCATATATATCATTTGCATTGTTTACCTCGTTCAGAACTGGTACTGTACCAACTCTTATTATACCATTAAAACTCGATTCGCCAGAAACAACCAATTTATAAGCAGGATTTGTGATTCCAATGCCTACATTTCCTGCGACATAAAGATTAGTACCAACAGTAAGATTAGTCCCAGCACTAATACTTGTACCTGCGCTTATACTTCCTGTAAAAGTTCTATTGCCGGGGTGATAAACTTTTATAATTTTCCATCCAGAAATACGACAGGCTCTTGTTCCGGTTCCTGCTGTATAATTGAATAAAGCTTGAGGAGTCCAGTATTTTGTACCAGATACAAATTGACCAACTGAGCTTCCAAATCCAGTAATATAACCACTTACTTTAGTCCAGCTAGTACCGGGATTATAATTACTCATTACCCAATAACCATAACTACCGGGGTTGCCTCCTAAATCGCCAAAATTGTGATCGAAATCTTGGCTTCCCATGTAGTGACCTTGATTTGTTCCTACATTTTGAATCCAACATTCCATGTAGAAAATATCATTAGTATCTACAGGAATGTAAGGGAAGCCAGAATCAGCAAATCCACCAACATTAACTCCTCCATCAATATAAATACAATATCCACCGGGAGCATCAGCTACTGCTGCCCAAGTGACACTACTACTATTAAAATATTTTTGAAGTTCAGCTTGGCTCCATGTGGGGTCTATTTCAAATACCGTTTCTCCGGGAGAATAGTGACCAAGCGGATAACCTTCAGAATTATTAGTTCTTAGGATTCCACCTCTAACGTCTAGTGCTGCGGCTGGACTTGTCGTATTTATTCCTATAGTATTAGCAACATATAAATTACCATTTCCAATAGTAGAAGAAGCAAACGAGCTTCCTAAACTATATCCAACACCAATACTTTTATCTACTGTAAAATTACCCCAACCATCTGATCTAAGCAAACCTTGCTGACTTGCATCTGATCTTGAAGTGTTAATTATCGTTCCTTCTGTATCTTTTACATAATAAATATAGTTACCTGCATTGTCTGCGCCTAACTTTATATTTCCACGAACATCTAATTTTTGTGAGGGATTTGTTGTTCCAATACCAACATTACCATCTCCTTTGATTGTTAATCTATCGGTACTATTAGTTTGTAAATTGAAAGATCTAACGCTGCTATCATGTCCAATATATAATGCAGTATCATTAATATTAAAAGTTGTAGTGTATACGCTTGTAGAATTACCTGCAAATCTAAAAGCAGCATTAGCTCCGGGTTCAATGCTTAGAGGAGTGGTATTATTAGCATCATAAACTCTTAACTTATAAGAAGAAGATGTTGTCCCTATACCAACATTGCCAGCACTAGTTATGCGCATTTTCTCTGTTGGCAAAGTGTTTGTAGTATTAGTTGCAAATACTAAAGATTGAGCATTATCACCTGCACTTGCTGCATCTATTCTTCCTCCAATATAAGAATAAGCATTTGAATTAGTTGTTGTGTTAGTAAATGCGAGTACAGAAGCGGTATTAAAAACATCAGACCCAGCAGTGCTACGCATTCTTGTAATTACGTTAACTGCGGCATTTGTTCCAGCCCCAACAATATCTAATTCATATTGAGGATTATTTGTTCCTAATCCTATCTTGTTGTTAGTTAAAACAAAATCATTCGCACCATACTGACCCATTACGATTCTATCGTCTGCGAATACCTCAAGAACTGGCAAACCAGCAGAGTTATTAACGGACATCAAAGAGTCGCTCAAATCATCTACAACACTAAACAACGTACCATTTGTTCCGTCTGCTCTAAGCAAAGTATCATTTGAAACTGAAGAAACAACATGTAATTTACCACTAGGTAATGTCGTTCCTATTCCAAGATTTCCTGCGGTAGTAGTATTAATAGATCTAATATAATCTAATCTTGCTACCGCTTCAGACTCAGAAGTATCTCTTGTAAACCAAGTTAGCCAATTGCTCCCTGCTTTATTTAAGAATCTAATATTACTATAGTGATAAAGAATATCGCGTAATTCTAGAGATCCAACTATTTGGAAATTGCCATCTGTTTTTAAAATATTTTCACCAATACGGTAAAGATTCACTTCAGCGTCTCCACCAAATGTTATACCACTAGCTGCCGTTGTAGAGCCGAGACCCCCAACTGACAAGAGAGTAGTTGGAGAGTTAGTGCCTATGCCAACCCTACCAATGTTTGTAATACGCACTCTCTCAAAAGAAGAAGTTGAAAGAATAATGGGGGCAGAATTACTGTTAGAAACAAAAGTAAACGTACTTCCGTCAAAAGAAATATTTCCATTTCCTGCGTTATTAGTATTAAAGTTTAGATTTGTGTTTGAACCACTTAACTGCACATTCCCAATAACTGTTAATTTTTCAATAGGATTTGTAATTCCTACTCCAACAGATCCTTGAACTATTAAATCTGCGGTTTGATTAATGTTACCATTATAACCAATTCTGCTTTGTAAAGTTTCTACAACTGGTTTATAGTAAACTGTAGTATTTGTAGTATATACAGAACCTGCTGTTAAAGTAGCAATACTTCCTGAACGAGCAGCATCAACCGTAAAACCTTTAATTTTGATAACAGGAGCATTACCTGTAGAGGTTCTATGTATAATTGTAAAATAATATTTTCCTGTTGTAGTATTAAAGAAAATACCATCAATCGCATAATTATCTGCAACCGCTCCATATGCTGCTGTATAATAACTTGCATTATCATAAAGAGCAGCACCATAAGGACCAGAGCCTGTTGCTGGATTTAAACCTAAAGAAAAAACTTTAATTAATTTTCCTGTCGCTAATTGATTGTTATATCCATCTGTTATTTCTACTTCTAAGTTGCCCCAAAATACATTTGTACCGGGAGTAACATCAAAAACAATGTCAACCTTTTGATTAGCTACACCATTCGGGAATGTCACTACTATAGCTTTTTCTGCTACCCTTGATAGAGAACGGAATGAATCTTTATAAACATCTAATCCAAAAACTGGATTGTTTGTACCTATGCCAACATTAGTATCTTGAAGTCTCACAACTTCATTAGTGCTTAAATTGTCAGCCGCACAAAATCTTAAACTGTTTACGTTGCTGCCATCGCGCACAAAACCAACAGAATATTCCGAACTTTGAGCAGAAAAATTAATTAAAGATTCAGAAGCATCTGCGCTTTCAATTGTCACTTTTGCAGAAGCGTCTACATTTTTAATGTGCAATGCTGAAGTAGCTTCTGGATTTGTTAATCCAATACCAACATTTTCAGTTGACAATCTCCAACTCATTATTGCTTTAGTTGGAACTGTCCCTATTGCTCCATTACCGCCAATTGCAAGAGCGTTGTTTGCAGAAACGCCTACATCATAAAAATGAGCATAATTTGCGCCATTTGTATTTATAGTTAATTGATTTCTAGCAACACTAGCTACTACATTTGTTAAATAAGTTTGTCCAGTAACATGGAGATGAGCTAATGCGCTATTTGTACCTATACCAACTCTACCGTTGGGTTCAATACGCATTTTTTCATTATCTAAAGTAAATGTAATTGGTCTACGGCTACCTCCATAAAATGTTGACGCTATATCAATCGCAGAAGTCCCAGCACTTAATTGCAATATTCCGCCAGAAGATGATTCTGTTACTCTAAGAACGCCATAGACTTCTAGCTTTGTGCCTCCATTTGTTGTGCCTATTCCGACATTACCGACACTGTTAACTGTTAATATAGGGTACTCAATATCTGCATCGCTTGCGTATAATGCATTAGGCATATGCAACGCACCATCAATACTTACATAAGAACCATCAGTTGTTAAATATGTAGAAATTACTGCTCTTGATGCATCTGCATCACTAGACTCCATTCTTTCAATTACATGTTTTGATGTAGCATTAGCTGTATCACTTGTACCATTAAATATAGCAACATAAGGTTTTCTAATATCTCCTCCTGTTGTATATGTTCCTAATTTTGTCAATCCTACATTTAAAGCCGCAGTTCTTAAACTTTGTCTGTCTCTTTCCCATGCATCAAAACTGGTTATGACACCAATTTGTGTAGATGTCATTGCGTTTATCGCGGTAGCTAAACTATCGCAAGAAGCATCACTTCCGTATGTATCGTATCTTGTTGTAGAAATTTCTGCAAATGTTAATCCATTAATTATTGTTAGTGTCAATCCTCTTCCTGTTGACGTTCCAATAATTACTGTTCCATTAATAGCTAAATAATTTGTTACGCTATTGTTCGCTCCTGTTCCTCTAGCCAAAATATAAGCTGATTTAGATCCATTAAAATATTTATTACCTAATAAAACAGTGTCTCCTGCTACATATAAATTTCCATCTGTTTTAATAGAATCTTCGCCGACACGATACAAGTTAGCCTGTGGGTCTGCTCCAAAAGTTATACCACTTGCTGCTAATGTTGAACCGGCACCACCGATATTTAAAAGAGAATTTGTGCTTCTTGTACCAATTAAAACTCTTGTCCCACTTATTGCAAAATTTAAATTACTAAGATGATCTTCTACAGATAAAGAATAATTTGCTAGATGATCTCTAATTCTTAAACCAGCATTTGAACTTAATTGATTTGCTGCTGAAAGATTATTTCCTCTTTCTAGTAAAACAATATTTGTAGCCGCTGGATTAGTGAATAATTCAGAGAAGTAACCGATGGGTTGAGAAGTGTTTGAGTTTCTAGTAACATTTAGTCTTCCTGTAATAACGCTAGTGCCAATACCTACATTTCCAAGATAATCAATACGCATTCTTTCAGAAGGACTTGATCCTTCATTGTTTGAATTTGTATGAAATCTTAAACTTCCTTGATAAGTGCCGCCTTCGTAATACGCAGCAATACGCGCCAATTGATTACTAGATGGAAGATCATTTCCGAAAGAAATATAAGAACCATTTATAGCGGATGTCATTGATCCGTTATAACCAATGTGCAAAACTCTTTGAACTGCATCTGTCCTCGTTGGAACAATTCTTAAAGTAGTAGAATCTGGATTTGTTGTATTGATTCCTATGTTTCCAGAATATCCAATAAATAAAGGAGTAAGAGAATCTGTTACATTATTAAAACTAAAACCATATTCAGTACCTGCAAAATTATTTCTTAATTCCCATGTAGGAACTCCTGCTCTTGTGATTCTAATATAAGGAGTAGTAGAATCATTAATATGCAATTTAGCAGAAGGATTGTCAGTGCCTATGCCTACGTTTCCAACGGTATATAATTTACTTGGAAAACTAACATTTCTATTATAATCCCATGCAAATAATCTTATAGCCCCATCTAGATAATAACTACAAAAATAACGCATGTTGTAGATTACAATGCTATTAGCAGTTGACCACGATAGAGTAAGTGTAATTCTTAAATAACTTTGAGTAGTATTATTATTCCAATAATTTATGTATCTGCTATGAGCAGGCCATCCACCAATTGAAGCAGTTGTAGCCACACTTGTCCAAGTTGAACCATTTGCTGAATGTTCTATTGTAGCTACAAAAGAATTACCAGCAGTTGACTGCATGAAATACAATAGATTAAAAAATCTATATCCGATATTATTCCAAGTGAATCTTACAGCATATAGTCCATTAGCAATTGTTAATGCTCCACCAGAAATAGTCGTGTCACCCGCAAATATACCTGTAGGTACACTGACGCTCGTCCAAGCACCACCAGATATAGCTTGTGTTTCATATGTATCTGCTGCTCTAAATTGAAAGAGATCATAATTATGAGATTCTCCTTTATGCATACTATTTAATGCAATGTCGGGAGCATTTAAATCATTATAAGTACCGCCAGATAAAGCATAAAAATGGTAACCATAAACTAGCGAATTGCTATAAATTTCTCCATTAACTTGTAATTTATAAGCAGGATTTGTTAATCCTATTCCAACATTTCCTAATCCATTTACATTTAAAATATTGTTTTGATTAAATAGTGAGATTGATAAATAATTGCTAGTTGAACTGGCTCCAACTCTATTAAATCCTATATAAGCACTATCATAATTAGTATTATTACTTCCAAATCCTAATCCATAAATTATATTACCATTAGTTAAATTGGGATTAAAAACAGTTAATCCTCTAGTTAATGAAGTTTCTATTGCAAATTGTGATGCATAAGCATTTGCATCTGTATGCCCAACAGCAATTTTGCCAGTGGGGTCTATGTATAATCTATTAGCGTCATTAGTCCTTAATGAAATTGGTCGCAAGTCAGATGTTCTGACTATCAGCGTCCCTGCTGTTGAATTTACATCATTAGATGCTGGTGTAATTACGATATCGCCCATATTTTTATTCCGTATACCTTTCAGTTACAAGTTTAGAAACATCCTTGCGCTCTGCAAAAATTGTATAGTAATAATTATATATATTATCATCACTATCTGTATAAATGTACACTTTGTTGTGACCTATTTGATCTACACTATAGTTTCTTATTTTGCCATCTTTGCGCTTGCCTACTGCTGTTAAATTGACAGTTAAAGAGTCTTCGTGAACCAATCCTGACCAATAGTGAGGTAGATTTATTTCGTTATTATTATTTTGACCTCTGTAATAAACACCATTTTCTGGACCTTCTAGAGAAGCGTAGATTAGCCTCTTGCCAGAAACTGTTGGGTGTACTATATCGAAGCTCTTTGTTGTAGCCGCAAAACTACCATTAACTTGGAGCCTATATGTAGTATTAACAGCAGTATTTACTCCTACATAAGTACCATCATCAAAGATTTGGCTATTTGTTACTGATTTAGTGCCATTCCATTTTGTAATATAATTTGTAGTGCCATTACCAGAGATAAGATTTGCAGCAGTAACATTTCCTACTATTATTAAATTTCCATCTGATTTAATTGTATCTTCTGCGGATCTATAAAAATTAGCTTCAGCATCATTACCAAAACACATTCCACTTACAGCAGTAGTAGAAGAACTTGGCCCAACAGAAAGTAAACAATTAGGAGTATTATTAAGATTTCCGATGTGTAAACGTCCTTCTCTATTAAGTACCATTGATACTCTGCCACTAGAGTAAAACCAAGTTTGTATTACAGAGGCTCCATGATTAAATAAAACCGTTGATGGAGCATTGCCATCAGTTGATGTATTGTAAGGACCAACATAAGCGACATTTAAAGAGGTCATTCCAAGCATTTCAACAGCTAAACCAGTGCTAGTAGTAAAAGCGACAGAGCCTCCTGAAATTTGTAGTTTATGCTGTGTGTTTGTTAATCCTATTCCAACGTTTCCGTTATTCGCAATTGTCATTCTGGTATTAGCAGCAGATCCTGCTGATGTACCAAATTCAAGTCTATAATAGTCTATTCCAGCACCTTGTATACCTCTTACATAAGCTGAATATGGATAATATGTTGATTGAGCGTTGCCTAATTTTAATTCAGCATAGTAACCATCAACATTGCCATCTACTGATACTAAAATCGTAGAAGGAGAAGTCCCTTGGAATGTAGCTACTGGATCAGTTCTGTTATAATAAGCTGTACCATTAGAAGCTATTACTGATAATTTATTTAATGGCTCTGTTGTGCCTATACCAACTTTACCTGCTTCATTTATTGTTATCTTTGCATCTGATAAAGTAGCATTGCTAGAACCAGCTTGAGGTCCATTTAAAATGTGAACTTTGCCTTGAGCGTTGCTTGAAGTTAAATCTGTTCTTTCAAAAACAATGGCAGATTTTCTATATAAGTTATTATCTTCTCTATATCCAAAATGTATACCGCACCAATTTCCAATGCCTAATACCCTTGCGCCAACGGTTACAAAATCATTGCTTGAAGAAATAACATCAAGAGGTTTTTGAGGAATAGTTAAACCTATGCCAATATTTCCATTAGCTTGTACTCTCGCTCTTTCTGCTCCACCTGCATGGAATAGAATTGGATTACTAGTATCTGCTACGATATACATTCTATCATAGCTATATAACATTGAACCAGAGCCTACTACTCCAGCATAATTATAGCCAGTTCCATTCCTTAATAGTTGAACATTTCTAGTTCCATCAGTTATGCTTAAACCGTCTGATGTACTTCCCAAAGCTGAATCGGAAGGTACTGAAACTGATAATTTAGTATTAGGAACGGTCGTACCTACTCCAACATATCCATTATTACGGAAATACATTCTGGCACCAACACCTTCCTGCCAGATGAAAAGAGCAGGATTACTTGCATCAGTATCTCCAACATTACCAATTCTCCATTTCCTTACTCCATTAGTATGTATGAAAAGTCCACCATATCCATTAGAAGAAGCATAATCAACAATAAATCCGGGCTCTACTGCTCCACTTGCGAAAGATCTTATTGCTGTTCCGCTAACATCTAATGCCCAGAAAGGATTTGTCGTTCCTATTCCAATTGCATTAGGGGTTACTGAAATAGTGCTTTTAGGCGCAAATCCATAAGTAAGATCCAATCTAGCACCAGCATAATAAATTAATCTAGCATTAGAATCACCTCCAACAGAATTTGTAAAGTCAATATAAGCTCCATTTGCCCCCAGCAATTGTAATTGAGCATAAGCATCTGCATAATTAAAGCCCATTGAGCCAAACTTATTTAATCCATATCTACTTCCAGCAGAAGAATTATCTGAAACTACAAAAGGCCAATTAGTATCAGAAGTTGAAGCGTTTATTCCTAACGAGCCATTTACGTCTAATTTGTAAGATGGATTAGAAGTTCCAATTCCAACTTTATTATTAACAAGAACAAAATCGCCGCTTCCATATTGCCCTGCGACAATTCTGTCGTCAGCGAATACTTCAAAAACAGGAAGACCAGCAGAGTTATTAACTGACATCAAAGAGTCACTCAAATCGTCAACAACTGAGAAAAGAGTACCATTTGTGCCATCTGCCCTTAAAACCGTCTCACTAGCGATTGTTGAAACGACATGGAGTTTTCCTGATGGAGTAGTTGTGCCAATACCTACACTGCCATTATAATTAAAATTAACAGAATTCTGCCAAGTATTTGCAGAGTTATAAGTCCAAAGAGCCAAATTTGTACCTGCGGCATTTTGTTGGAAATTATAAGCTCTAGTATTTGTTGAGTTCCCTAAGTATAAAGTAGAAGAGATTGAATCAGAGCCATCTTTTAGGATTCTTAGTCCAATTCCTCCACCTCCTACTAATAAAGTATTTGAAACTACAAAACTACCATCTGTTTTAAGTTCATTTGTTGATAATCTATAAATATTAGTACCAGCTTCTCCTCCAAATGTTATACCGCTTGCTGCTGTTGTAGAACCTGCGCCACCAACTGATAAAAGAGTAGTTGGAGTATTCGTACCTATTCCTAATTTACCATCAGATGTAATTCTAGCTTTTTCAGTGTTATTTGTATAAATTTGAATGGCATGAACACCGATTGTAGATAATACTGTTCCATTATTGTCTGCTCCTATAGCGAATCCTGCATCTGTAGCAAGATCTCTCGTAAACGTAGCAAGAGTAGTAGATGTATTAAATACATGTAGTGGAGAACTAGGAATTGCTGTACCTATTCCAACTTTGCCATCATAAGTGAATCTAACTGACTCTGTTAAACTAGTATCTCCAGTAGCTCTTCTAGATGAAAAAGCTAAATCTCCTAATCCATATCCATTTCCATTTAAAAATAAAGATTTAATTGCGTACTGAGGAGTATAATTGCCAGCATCATTTAAAGTAGCGAACAGAACTGAACCACCTTGATTTGTTGCATTTACTGAACTTCCTACTAGAATTGAACCTCCTTTATTACCTGCGTCAGTTACATTTGCGGTTGCTTGATTTGCGCCAATTACTGTTAATTGATAATCTGGATTTGTAGTTCCGATTCCTACATTTCCTCTATCTAAAACTAGTACATTCAAATAAGAAGTACTATTGTTTATCATTGAGAAATTGTAACGAACTACACTTGAAGTCACAGTTTGCTTCAATAATAAATCATAAACACCTACAGAATTTGTATAACTCCATCGTTGAAATACATTATCATTTGCACCATTTGGCTCCATGATGTGCAAGCGAGCCAATGAAGAAGCAAGTCCGATTCCAACGTTACCATTTGATTGAATTCTTAATCTTTCATCAGTGGTAGAAACAGAAGAAATACCAGTAGTTCTATTTGCATAAAAAGCTAAATCTCCTATTCCAAAGTTTCCTGTCCTTACAAAGCCAATTGATGCTTTAACTCCATATTGAGTAGATTCTCCTGCTGCAAAACCCATGCCTACTATGTCGCCTTGATTAGGCGTACCCATGTTAGTTAATTGAAGTTGATTAAATATTTGAGAAGTGCCGTTTCCAGAATATATATGTAATGCAGATACAGGATTCGTAGTTCCTATGCCAACATTACCATTGGAAGAAATGCGGAAGCGTTCTGAACCATTTGTTATTAATCCAAGATAATTTGAACCAGCACTTAAAGTAGTAACGCTGCCTAATAACGCTAGAACAGATGTCGTGCTGTATGCCAAATACGTTCCATTTGCTTGATTTAATCTTAAATAAGGCGCAGCAGTGTCTCCATAAATATATCCACCATCTGTTAGCTTTATGTTTCCACTAACTTCTAATTTTTGTGAGGGACTCGTTGTTCCAATACCAACATTACCATCTGATCTAACTCTAACTTTTTCTGAAGAAGCCCCATCTAAAGTTGTATACAAAGCTAAATAACCATCTTGAGTACTTGCTGTAGAAGTGAAATTTTGCTCTGCGGCGGCGACTATTCTTGCTCCCAAAATCGCAGTACCTGCCGCAGCAGAATTACCTCCATATCCCAAATTAAAATTAATAGAGGCACCATAATTTGTTCCTGTTTGAGTATTTTCAAGAGTTAGTAAATTATAAGCACTATTATCATTTCCTTTGACTAACAATCCAAGAACTGAAGAGAAAGTAGAATATCTTGCATTAGCGTCTCCTTGAACTACCTGCAATTTTCCAGCAGGATTGGTTGTACCTATACCTATTGATCCATTAGATAAAATTCTTAAAGCTTCAACATTTGAATTAGCTCCAACACCTAAAGCCATTCCATAAGATGCACCACTTGGATTGAATTCAATGTAAGCTTGATTTGTTACGTCTGTTCGCTTTTGAATTCTTGTACTGGCAGTAGTCCAATCTGACCCTGTTTGAAAACGTGTTTCTACTAAATTAATTTGCGAAACATTTCCATTATTAACAGCATAAGTAAATCCAGTAATAGTAGACCCAGCAGGAATACCGGGTAATGTTCCTGCATTTATATTTAAAGTAGTAACGGTAGTAGTATTAGTGTTAAAATTGCCATTAACTACTAAGCTACCATCTGTTCTTATCGTATCTTCGGCTGATCTATATAAATTTGCCTGAGCGTCTCCTCCAAAAGTTAATCCGCTTGCTGCTGAAGTTGATCCAAGTCCACCAAGAGAAAGAAGTGTTTGTGGATTTATAGTTCCAATTCCAACCTTACCATCAGCTTTAAATACAGATATACCACTAGCACCAGCAGAAAGAACAATAGAATTAGGATTAGCTGAAAGTAAAATCAAATCATCAGAAAGACCTCCGGTGACAGCAGATGCTAACCCGATGCTGGCTTCTGGAGTTTGTGCTTTATAAAATTCAATTTGAGAACCAGCATTATTTCCTGTACTTCCTACTAATCTTACTGTAGCAATACTTGATACTGTGCCGCTATTTGTTATATGTAATTTTACGGTAGGATTAGTAGTGCCAATTCCTACGTTACCAGCAGATGTAATTAATAAAGCTGGATTACTAAAAGTTGTTCCATTTATTGCAGTTGAAGGAGTGATTTCAAAAGCGTTACTGACATTTTGTTGCGCACCTACTAGCCAATTATATAAACCATTTCCTGCTAGTGATGGAGCAAATTCTATAGATGCATTGCTACCGCTAGACTCCAATCTCATTACTGGTCCTGTTTCAGTATAAGCGTGAATTCTTCTAGAAGCTACTACTGTACCGATACCTACATTTCCTGCGCTAGTAATACGCATTCTTTCAGCACCTGCTCCTCTTGCTCTAAAAATATGAGTGGTGTTGTCGTAATAATTAGAAGGATCGCTACTGTCGCCTAAATAAATTGATGGAAGTTCTGGATTCCACAATCTATTATAAACTGCAAATCTATCAGCAAGAGGATAACCACTTATAGAAATAGTTCCATTAACATCTAATCTAGAAACAGGATTCGTAATTCCAATGCCAATATTACCATTGTGGTAAATACGCATTCTTTCAGCATAAGGTTGGTCATTCCATTGATTAGTATAAAATGCTAAACTTGTGCCTCTATTGTAACCCAAAGTATCTTCGCTAACTGCATAAATTGCAGAAGTTTTATTATTACTATTTAAATTACCATCAACTGCTCCAACAAATTTAATACCCCATTTTGCTCCAATATTGGAAGTGCTTGCTGGATTATTACCATAAGGAGCATTTAAAATCAATAAATCATTTGTAGAACCAGAATTCATCAAAGCATTGGTACTAGCAGTACCTAATTGAATTCTTGTTCCTGTTGCAGTAGTTTCTACTACATGCAATTTAGAAGTAGGTGAAGTCGTATTTATACCTACGTCACCACTACTATCAATATACATGGCATTGGTTAATCCATTTGTTTGAAAGTATAAATCTGAACCGCCTAATATTAAACTTTGATAAGAGCCAGCCAAAGTATTGTCTACGCCCTGTATATAAGTACCAGCAGAGTTGAGATTAAATCTTACTCCTTTAGTTGCACCTGCCACAGAAAAAGCATATGTACTATCAGGACTTACAACATGTAATCTACCATTTGGAGTAACCGTACCTATTCCAACATTTCCTCCAGAAGTTATACTCATTAAAGTACTTCTTCCACCACCGCCAACAGAAGTCTGAGTACTAAAATATAAACTCTGACCACTCGCCCAATCAAAATAATTTATTCCATTATTTCTAAACAAAGAAAGTCTAGTATTATTTCCTTCGCTAATTAATTCTCCGCTTGCTCTTACTGATCCAATTACATCTAACTTATAATTTGGACTATCTGTTCCTACTCCAATATTTCCTCCTCCTAAATTAAATAAAACGTTACTGTTGGAACCGTCAAAACGAACTCTTGGAGTAGCGTCATTTTCTCCGAGTCTTTGTATTTGTAAATTACTAGTAGCATCATTAACATAAAAATACCAATCAGTTACACCGGCTGTATTAAAAGCCATTCCATTCTCAGAAGAAGTAGAGCTTCTATTTAAGACTAAAGAAGTAGATCCTCCTCCTTGACCATCAATAGTAAAATTACCATCTGTTTTAATCCTTGAGGAAGATATCCTATATAAATTAGCTTGACTGTCTGCGCCAAAAGTTATTCCACTTGCAGCAGAAGTAGAACCCGCGCCACCAATTGACAACAATGTAGAAGGATTATCTGTTCCTACTCCAAAATAACCATTAGCAGCAAGCCTTAATCTCTCTACATTGCTAGTATAAATTCCAAGAACGTTTACTGAAGAATTCGCTCTTAAGCTCACACTATCATTTGCGCCAAATCCATAAATTTGATTTGTTGAAGATCTTATAGTGCCAACTACGTCTAATTGACATGTAGGATTTGTTTTTCCTATTCCTACATAATTAGTTGCTGCATTAAAATTAATTGGCGAAGCTAATGTATAAATTCCTGTAGAAGCAAAACCAAAGTTTGTCCCTGTAGTTTGATACATTCCCCAACCTTGGGAATAATCATTATTATTCCTTGTAGTAATGCAATCTACTGTAAATCTATAATAATAATTATTTACATCAGTAGTATTACCAAAACAAACTTGTAAGTAATTAGTAGCATCTTTTGCAAGATATTTTGGTGAACCATCATTTCCTAAATCAACTAAAGAATAACTAATAGGCGCACTGCTTGGACCGTAATCATAAAATACAACTTTAAAATCATAAAGTTTGGAATCACCATATCCATACCCTTTAACATGAACAATTGCCATTTCATAAGAGGTTCCTATTTGAAATGGGGTTTTAACTACATAACCACCACTACCATAATTATCCAAACTATAAGTAACAATGTTTTTATATTCTTGAATTGCTGTTGATCCACTTGCTCTTTGAGAAAAAGAACCAGCGACTCTTAATTTAGTATTCGGATTATTGGTCCCTATGCCAACATTTATGCCATTGTCGTATAGATTTCCAGTAACCAATAGTTTAGTGCCGCTCCAGCGAGGGACGTAGTTGGATACTCCGACTCCAGAAAGGAAAGTATTACCTGCGTAACCACTCAGAGTGTTGATCTTAGTATCAAGAGTCGAACCAGTTGCAGCTAAGTTAAGGATCGTCGCAAAGTTCGCATTGGAGTAACCACTCAGAGTGTTAATCTTCGTATCAAGGACCGAACCAGTTGCAGCTAAGTTCGTTATTGTCGCGAAGGTCGCATTTGAGTAGCCGCTCAAGGTGTTGATCTTCGTATCAAGGGTTGAACCTGTGGCAGCTAGGTTAAGCACTGTCGCAAAGTTCGCATTGGAGTAACCGCTCAGAGTGTTGATCTTCGTATCAAGAGTCGAACCTGTGGCAGCTAGGTTAGTGTTCGTAGTGTTGATCTTCGTATCAAGAGTCGAACCAGTAGCAGCTAGGTTAAGGATCGTCGCAAAGTTCGCATTGGAGTAGCCGCTCAAGGTGTTGATCTTCGTATCAAGGGTTGAACCTGTGGCAGCTAGGTTAAGCACTGTCGCAAAGTTCGCATTGGAGTAACCACTCAGAGTGTTGATCTTCGTATCAAGAGTCGAACCTGTGGTAGCTAGGTTCGTTATCGTCGCGAAGGTCGCATTTGAGTAACCACTCAGAGTATTGATCTTCGTATTAAGAGTCGAACCTGTGGCAGCTAGGTTAGTGTTCGTAGTGTTAATCTTAGTGTCAAGGGTAGAACCAGTGGCAGCAATGTTCCCGCTCAAAGAAGTAATAGTTGGAGAAATAATTCCAACAGAAGCAATCAAATGACCAGTAGAAGAAGTAGAAACAGGAATACTAGAACTGTAATTTTGATTTCCTAGAGATCTGATTTTATTTACTCTTAATGAGCCAGCGGTGATAGCTTGATTTGCAACAAATGAAAATCTAAAGTATCTTGAAATGCCACCGGACTGAATTGAACTAGCAACACTTAAAGCAATTGTTCCCTTTGTGTTATTGGTTGTGAAAGTGTGTTCTGTTATACAATTGGTCCAATTTACTAAGTCATTACTATTTTCAACATTTAATTTGAATCCCCAAAAGTTTTGATTCCAATCAGTATTTAAAAGTATAAAATTTGGTCTTGTATAAGTAGTACCTTGATCTACAACAAATCGCTTTCCAGAAATTCCAACAGAATATTCTGAAGAAGTTACTAAGTCTAAATAAGATGTCGCATTACCATTTAATAAATTACTGTATGCCAAAGGTGCTGGATCTGCATACCAGTTATTACCAGAAAAATATTGACCACTAATAGTTGTTCTAAATCTTAATGGATCATTGACTCCAATAGCATTAGATAGTGCATCTATTAATTCTAAATTAGATTGTGGAGCAGAAGCTGGGTTTGCGGTATATCCTAAATAAGCACTACCCGTATTCGAAGGATAAGCTAAATCTTCACCAACAATTATATAATCAGAAAATCTAGCATTTCCGCCAGAGACATCTAATTTAAATGCAGGATTAGTTATACCTATTCCAACATTTCCATTACTTTTTAATATAAAATTAGAAGTAGTATTTCTATAAAATTCTACAACATCGTTTGAACCATCATCTTGTTGAACATAAAATGCAGTACCAGCAGTATTATTTTGAACTCTAGCTCTACCTCTTACGTCTAAAGCAGTAAGTGGGCCAGTTGTGCCTATACCAACATTGCCAGCAAAAGTTCCATTTGAAGTGACTACTAAAGAACCATCTGTTTTAATTGTGTCTTCAGCGGATCTATAAAGATTTGCTTGAGCGTCTTGTCCAAAACTTAAACCGCTTGCTGCACTAGTTGATGCTGCACCACCAATTGACAATAGTGATATTGGATTATATATTCCAATGCCAACTTTGCCATCTGGTTTAAAAGTCGCTAAACCACTTAATCCAGCAGTCAAAACAATTGAATTAGGATTAGTTGAAAGCAAAAGTAAATCATCAGAAAGACCACCAGTAACAGCAGAAGCTAATCCAATAGCAGCTTCTGGAGTTTGCGCCTTATAAAATTCTATTTGAGAACCTGCATTATTTCCCGTACTTCCTACTAGTCTAACCGTAGCAATACTTGATATTGTACCAGAATTTTCTATATGTAATTTTACAGCAGGATTTGCTGTTCCTATGCCAACATTACCTGTTACCAATAAATTAGAAGTTATCGAAGCAGTTCCATTTATTCTTGAATCACCAAATACTTCAAAAGTATTAGTAGAATAAGTATGCGTTCCAAACCTTGCTAGATTTATATACTGATTAGCAGTGGCTCCTGCTTGTTGTAAATATAAAGGTAGGTTTCCGTTACGATCTACTTTTATAAGTCTATGTCTATACTGACCATTTGTATATGTATTATGATCGAAAACTAAACCAAAAACTCCAGTAGCATTTGGAAATATATTAGAATCAGGAATTCCTGATTGACTAGTAAATCCCATGTTTCTCAAGTGTAGTTGACCTGATGGATTAGTTATACCTATTCCAACGAAGCCATTATCATAAATGCTTCCAGTAACTAATTCTTTAGACGTATTCCAACGAGGAACATAATATTGCGTTCCAGATCCAGAAAGAAAAGTACCATTCGCATATCCGCTAAGAGAATTTATTCTATTATTTAATAAGGCTCCAGTAGCAATTATCTGTCCACTCAAAGCTGCAAGATCAGTGTTGCTTGAATCGGCTTGCCACATCACGCCAGATGATGTAGACGTTAGAACTTGACCGGGAGTTCCTAAACGACTGGAATAGTCAAATATAAAACCGGATATCTGAACGCCCGTAGTGAATAATTCATCTATAGCAAATTGCGCCATTTTAAAACCTTATACCTTATTATTATTTACACAAAAAAATCTTTAGCCCCCTAAAAATCGAGAGCTAAAGATTGCGTTTTTAATATTTTGATCTAATATTTAGACCTGCATCTTTGGGAACGGAGGAATTTCTGGTCCCTTTGCGTTACCAATTGCGGCTTGAAGAGCAGCAGTACACTTGTCAAGGTATACATGCTCATCATAGCTCAATCTGCTTTGACGACCCAAGCCCACAAAAGTATTTAGGGCAATTTGCGGCGTAGGATCTGGCAGATCTCTTACGGATGGAGGTTGCTGTGGTTGCTGTTGATTAGTCTGTTCCATATATATATGTATTATCTTCCTTCGGCTAAAATTCTCTTTGCAATATCAGAAACGCTAGTATCAGTAACTCTTTTATTTGTAGATACTTTTAAATAAGAGTTATTGTGTCTGCGAAATTCATTCAATAATCGTTCTCTCAACATCTTCATGTTATCAATGGGAATGAGATTCATTTTGAGAGCATGATTTTGAAGATCGCTTTTAGTCATTGCGTTTAGCTGACTCCAATATTCGTCTTCATTAAAAGTACCATACTTATCTGATCCAGAGTCGCCAAGAATCTGATCAAGAGTTTGATACTCCTTTTCTTCGATCTTGGCATGAGTCTGACTTAGCTCTTCTAAATTTTGCTTCTTCTTTTTAGCCATACCATATACTAATGTATATAAACAAAAATATAAAATAAAAAACCCCGGAGGGTTGCCTCCGGGGTTAAAACTAAAGAAGTTTTAATTAGTTGGTGATAACGCCACCGATTGCGCGAGCGTCAACACAAATGCGACCTTCCTCTAGGAAGCCATAGAAACCAGTCTTCTCTGCGCGAGAGATAAATTGGTCATCAGGGAGAACAGTGAGTTGACCACCGCTCTCAGCGTTAGTAGCGACAGGGCGAATGAAGGCATCGCGGCTCAAGTCAAGACCGATTGAGAGGTCATGAGAAGCAGTGGCGAAGGTAATAGCATTAGATCCATTGATGTCAGGATAAGTGGTTACGTCAAATGAATCAAATAGAGTATTATACTTTTGGTTCTTACCGAGTTCGATTAGCTCAATGATATTGATACCAAATAGACTCTCCATTCCAGCACCCTTATAAATCTCAGTACGAACATCTTCAGACAATTGAGTTTGATAAGTTGCGCTAGAACCTGTTGGGAAAAGAGGATTGAAAGAGAAAGAACGGATTAAAGCCTTAATTTCAGGGCTAATGAAGAGATCAGTCAATCCGCGAGCAGAAGCATCAGAAGGAGTACCGCCAGCGAATGAAACGTTAATTCTCTTAAAGCGAAGAATCAAATCATTCAAGCAACCCATATCGAAAGCTCTTGCACCACCAGTTGGAGCAATAAGATGCTTCAAAGCTCCAGAGGTTGAATAAGAAATTGAACGTCCATCTTTAGTAGCAGCAGAACCGAGGGCCTTTAGAATAACAGCCCAAGCATTACGCTCTTGCTTAACAAGGACTTCTTGAGCCATACGATCTAAAGCTCCGCTAACTACGTCAAGACGAGCTTTACGAGCATACTTCTTATTGAAGGAAACAGCAGAGTCAAGACGATAAGTAGCAATCTTCAACTCTTGAACTGGTTGATCCATGTAGTTAGTGGGTAGACCACCAGCAACATTTTGTGACCAGACGGAAACTAGACCAGCAGCCTCATTGTAATAGAGGTCAAGAGGATAAGAAGGACTGTCGTCCTCATTAAACTCCATGTCTCTATAGATCATACCGGCAGTACCAGCTTGAGCGAGTACTTTTTGGATAACTGGTCCAACGAAAGCGGCCAAAGCTTCCATAGCTTCAGCGGACTCAACGACATTGCGAGAACCAACCTTTTTGATTAGCTCTACTTGTTCTGGCGTATTTTTTAATTTAAGTCTCATATTATTAGTTAATTAGTTAGTTGTTCTTGTTGGTTATTATAGGTCGAGGTTCAATAAGGCATAGCCATCAGTATCAGCAGAACCTAAATAAGTTCCAACTTTAGCACCACCGCTGCCACCATAAATAGAAGCATTGGTTTCCAATTCACCATTGGCATTAATGAAAGCAGAGTTACCAGCAGTAGCTCCAGTTGCATAAGCCAAGATGATGCCGCGCTTGAGTACAGGAACAGTTTGTCCAGAGACAACTGCGCTCAACTCAGCAGCTTTGCGAGGATTGTAGATAAGTTTCTCGCCGTTTTCGTCTGTTTCACGAACGTCGTTAAGAAGAACTCCGATAACCTTACCCAAGTCGCCAGTACCAGCAGTGGTAACGCGAGCAGTGGTAGAATAACGATCAGAAACTACGTTAGAGTAAGAAGCTCCGACAGCAGTAGCTGATGTAATATTTAGAGAGTCATCGGTATTTTTCCAACCGGCTCCAAGAACTTTAACGAAAGTTCCTTTGTTTACAGTTTCGAGATCAAAAGCGAACATGTTGATAACTTCATGCTCACCATAACCACGAAATGGTTTAATTAATCTTTTAGTAGATGAATATGGCATAGTGTTTTCCTATTGTATATTTATTGTTTGTTTATTTTGTAATAACGAAGCCTTCGTCATTAAAAGCTGATTGATATTTTTGCTTAATTGTCTTTGATGGAGCAACAACGCCAGCAGTGATGCTATCAGCTTGCTGAGTTCCATTGTTAATAGCGTCATCAACGACAGTAGCATTTTCGGTAGAAGCAACAACTTGCTTAGTCTCTGTAGCCATTGTCTCTTTCTTCTCTTCTTTTGGCATCTTAGAGGCTTTATAAGCTTTGTTCTTCTCCTTCATTAAAACGCCCATTTTCTTTTTATAGGCGGCGAAAGAATCCTCATCCAAATCTCTGATATCGTTAGCAATTACTTCCCTATCTTCTGAATCAAGATCAAACTCTTCATCAAGTCCAGCCATTCTGGAAGAGAATAGTTCTTGCTTCTCCTTAGAAGCTTTTTCTTGTTGTAGGGTTTCTAAAGATTGCTTGAGAGTATCAAGCTCTTTCTTTAGGTTTTCAGAATCAGCAGAGAGACTAGCATATTTCTCTTCAGCATTCTTGATTGCGTCTTCTTTAGCTTTCTTCTCAGCAGCAAATTTCTCAGAGGCTTCCTTGAGTTGCTCTCCGATGAAATCTCTGATGGAAGAAGCGGTTGCTTCTTTAAGCAACTCATCAGTAATTTGCGATACTTCAGATATTTTCATATTCTTTCTTTCGATAATTACATTAGATTCTAAGGTTTGTGAAATTTCTTCTGCTTTTTGCTGCACTATTTCTTCTGATTCTGGTTTTTTGACACTAACGCCAACAACATCAGCAGCAGGATTTGCAGTTAAACCAATTCCAAGAGGAAGGACTTTTCCTTTAATTTTACGGTAAACAGACTGATTTTCGGTTAGTCTTCCGCTACCGCCGTATCCGGTTAATTTACCCTTAATCTTCTCAATCTCTTCTTTGTCAGAAATTATAGAAGCGTTCTCAATGTTCTTCTCGCCGCCTTCTAAAACAGCTATCTCAAAATCATTAAATCCTAATTCCCAAGAAGCACTAACCTTCATGTAGTTATTAGAAGTAGGATCGTTTGACTCTTCTATTGTATTTGCAAGATCTTTATTTACGATTTTCCAAATAACACCACCAAGAGTAACATTGTATGGCTCTTTTTTATCTTTTACTTGCTCTTCCGTAAGAGGCAAATCGGTGCCAAACTCAGAAAATCCTGCTGATAAAATAACGCCAACTATATTTGAGCGATTATGCTCAATGTTAATTGGCTTATTTATGAAATTTTTGTATACCTCAGTAGCAATAGACGAATCAATTACATCTCCATTTTTATTAACGCGATTTACAACACAGGCGTTAAATGCAATAGGCAAAAGGTCCATATTAGATCCAGCATTGACTTCAGGAATAAAATTCCCTACATCAACTAAACTGGCTAATGATAGATATTTATCTTTTTCCTCAGATACGAGCGGTCTTATTGAGGAACTAAACGTTGTTAAAAAATCAAAATTCATATTTATTCTAGAAAATAATTAATACTACCGATTGAATTTGCAGGAGAAATAGCGACTCCTGAAAAATCAGGAACTTCTATAGGAACTGAAAGATTACAATTACCTTGAGCAACATAAGCTAAAACATTACCACTAGTTACCGTATTTGCATTCAACAATGTAATAGCATTGTTAGTAGCCGTAATATCGGTAATAAAAATTCTTGAATTTCCACTATTAGGAGGCTGAATCACTACACCAGAAGTAGTGAAATTAACCGTAATACCATTTACCGCAGCTACTCCATTTTGAATAAAAGATTTCATTGTTTTATATATTATTTATTTTTTTTATATTGTAGCAAGCAAGCTTGGAATTTTTCTTTGTCAGTTCCCTCTTTAGAAGGGATACATTTTTGAAGGAAATCTTTGAAATTTTGACCCTCTGTTTCGCACATTGACTTGTACTCTTCCTCTTCTTCGTAAGAAGCGTAGACTTGAGCGCGAGAGAGTTGATCCATTGTTTTTGTTAGGACTTCTCCCTTTTTATAAGTTGGGCCTTCATTAGTTACTTCATATGAAATAACTTTACCCATTTGATTTGGTAAATCTTTGATTTCTTTTATAATTCCTTCGCTACCATAATGATAACAATTCTTGTTAACGTTTCTAACCTTCTGACCAACCATAAACATTGGTTCAGAACTCATGTAATTAGCGTCAGACTCTTCAGCAAACATTACATAATTATGTATCATTACCATGTAATCTTCTGTGATAGCGATCTTACCTTGTAAGAATGACTCAGTTAAATTTTCTTTAACCTTTTCATCATTTAAAGCATTAAGAATGTTTTCTGCATGAGTTTTAATAGAATTTAAAGAGCCAACTGACATTTCTAAATATTCATTCTTGTACTCTTCCATTTCGCTCTCTTCGGATTCCATCTCATCTTCAGGCTCCACCATCTCTTCGGCCTTTGATAAATCAGGCCAAATTTTTAAAAGTTCACTTTGATCCCAAAGAGTAAAGCCATCCCACTCTTCTTCATTAGCTTGAGCTTTCTTTAAAGCATCTTGCTTTGGATAGTCTTTTTCTCCGGGCTTTGCTGGCTTATAATTCTTACCAAGACGTTGTTTCTTCTTTTGGATATTGTACCAAAGACCTTTTCCAGCTTCTGTTTCTAAACTAAATACCTCTTCTGAAGCTTTAACTGGAGAACCCGCCCTCCATTGATAGCATGACCAGTATTTAGCCTTCCATTTTGGTCCGGGGTTTTTGTCGCAACCATGTCTTGATCTAAAACTTTTTCTTCTAGCAGGATCATCTCTCTTGATCTCCATGTTAGGATCACCAAAGTTAACCTTTACGACATTTCCTTTGTCATTTTTGACATAAACAGAAAACTTTTTAGGCCCATCAGGAGTCCTGAATGGCTTATTTAATGTTTTCTTTTCTTTGTCTGCGGCGACGATCTTAGAAGAAATATCGATTTCTAATTCTTTGGTTTTCATATTAAATATATTCTAGCCAGTTTGCTTTTTCTTGTTCTGTATCTAAATATAAGTCATTCTCATCTTCAAAATCATAATCAAGATTATAATCTTGGATATCGGTATCGGCTTGAGAAAAGTCGCTATCATTTGGTTCCCAAGAATCAGAGATATCAATTTCTGAAGCTCTAGAAATATCGCTATCAGCTTTGCGATAAGAATCTTTAACTGGTTTACCAGCCATCATTCTTAAAAATGTATTTACACGGGCCATTGCCCATTGCCCTCTGGTCTTTCCGGGTCTATGGCTTGAACTAAAAGCACCCGCGCCTCTGCGGTATACTTTCTTTAATTGAGAAAGAGAAACTTTTTTAGAATATTTGCTGTTATGCTCTCTAACTTTAGACTTTAAAGCTTCAACTACTTTAGCAGAAAACTCTATTGCTTTATCGCTTTTTGTTCCTGCGCTGCCAGAAGGATTTTTAGAAGAACCGCTGCGTCTTTCAGAAGGTTTAGCAGGGGTCTGAGCAGAGCTTTTAGGCCCAGACCTCTTTGATTCTATAATTTCAATTTCTAAACCTTGTAGATTCATAATTTGCAGCTTATTATTTATACACTAAAAATTAGTAATTAAGGAAATTATAATGGCCCATTTGTATTAAAGTTCGTGTAACTTAATCCTTTTAATAGTCCGCTCATAAATAAACCATTAGCGTGAGGATAAGAATTCATGTCCATATCACAATAGAAACTAAAATCTAAAACAGCATTTGCGCCGATTGAAGAGTCATAAGACAAGTCTTTGAATTTTGCGCCTCTGATATCGTATCTAATGATCGTATCAGAACTCTTATTCATTTTGATAACAATATCATACTTAGAATTAGACCTTATGTCTGATAATAAATCGCCTGAGTAATTTAAATTCCTATAAATGGTAGAAAAAGAACCCTCAACAGTAATTGGAGTATTTATTTGCCTGTCTACCGGATAAACATAGCCTAAAGTTTTTAAAGGCTCTCTTTCTAATGGCACATTAAAATTAAAACTTTGTATTGCGGCATCTTGAACTATCTTATTAGACTTAGTTTTAGAAGTAGAGTTTACATCATATATATCAATAACGATTTCACCGGGGAGCAAGACTGAAATTGTATTGCCAACTTCTTCTACAGAAGTATTATAATTTGGGATACTAAAACGAACTCCAGTATTCAATAGTCCACTCTTTGGATCTAAATAAGGAGATATCGCATTAGTTCCAGAAGAGTAATACATTACATTGTGAGCAGCATAATTAACAGTAGCTTTAGGAAAGTCATTTACCTGAGCTTGAACTCCATAAGAAGTAATGTAACAATTACCAAAAGCTAATACTGGGAAACCAGAAATATTGCTGCCTATTGTGTCTGTATTATTTGAGCTAATACTTAAGAATAAATTGCGTTGGTCTCTATACTTAAATGGATACTTAAATGTATTGTTAGTTGCTTGAGTTAAATCATTATTAAAAGCATAGCTCTGGTCTCCAAAAGAAAAACCAGATAGAATATTGCCGCTAGGATAAACTTGACCACCATCAAATTGATCTAAATTAGGAGGTCCAAGTTCAACGTAAAAACCCATACGGGCTTCATTTCGTAAATCTTTGATATTATAATTAAAACTAATACTGACATCTGGAGGAGTTAAAGTATAATCGTAAATTGCAGAAGCGTTTCCAATCTCCGAAAACCTTAATGGCTGAGTATTTATTTGATAACTAAATTGATTTATTCTTTTAAGCGGTTGAATTAAATTATAAGCCCCAGTGTTAAATAATATACCGTTTTGATCAGAGAAAAAATAACCACTCGCTGGAGCAGGTCCAACGAATAGCAATTCGTTATTGTATATTACTCTGTTTGTAGCCATTATATTTTGCTATGGTAGAGCAAACTAGCCATGTAAGAATCGACTTGATGCTCGCAAGCTATTTCGTGAATTTCATCAATTCTTTGAGGATTTTTATCTACAGGAGTTTCAATGTATTCATTTATTTTAGAATTCCAATTAGATTTATCTTCATTAGCAACAATAATCTTAGTAATATCAAGAGCGACTTCTTTTTGTTTATCGTTTAGCTTTTTAAGTTTGTGCTTTTTCTTTAGAGAATTCTCCACTTCTTCTCCTAATTTACTTGTGGCTTCTACAATGTTTTTTAATTTCATAACACTGTAATTAGCCTTAGAAGAGGTGCCAATTGGCTTAACGTTTTTGGTAGCTTGTTTAATTCCTGTTGTTCCTCCGGGTCTACCTGCTTCTACTTTAGGACCGCCGATTAAGGGCTGATAAAAACCTTTGTCTTTCAAATCAACAAATGATGTTTGAGACTGGACAGACTCATCTGGAGTTGGAAGCACTCCAGTTTCAATAGCCTTAAGCCCCTCTTCTGGAGTGAGAACACCAAGTTCAATAAGACGAGTATAAATTCTATTAAGATTTTGATCTGTCTTGAGATCCATATCCTCAAAGAAAGGAGTAGGAAATACTTTAAACCCAATTTCTTTAGAAATTCTTTTAACTTCAGGAAGCAAAAAGTCAGTTACGAAAGCTTGTCTGGCTTGTAGTAGTTTTTGACCCAATAGAGAAATCTTTGCGCTAGTATTTGCAAATTTTTCGTTTCCTATTAGGATATTATCCAATATTGATATCCTTATCAATTACTTCATACTTTTTAGGATCAAGAATGTCAGCAATTTGAGGAATAACGAATTCTGCTTTTGTTGTGTAATCTGCAATCAAAACTCTACCAATCGATTGATTAGCAAAGAGATTTTGCATTGTCTTTAAGTTCTCTTGATTAACACCGCCTTTATCAGGTTCAGCACCCATTGTTACAAGTAAGATTACCTGCTGGATTGTTCTTGTAAGAGCCATGTCCATACGGCGCATTTCAATTTTTGCGCTAATATCTTCAAGAACTGGGAAGCCCATTGGCACAGCAAAAGGTTCATAATCTTGTTTCTTGTAGAATACAGCGTAGAATTTCTTAGTATCTAAATGCAATAGAACTGCTGTAGCTTTTCCTTTTAAAACTTGCTCTTTTACCAAAGGATCAAGAGAGTCTAATATTTCTTTGTCTTCTTCTGTTCTTGGATTTCTAATTTGCTCAAGTTCGTAATCAGTTAATACTTTATAGTACTGTCCTCTATTAAAAGAAAGATTACCATTCACCTGAACATCCGCTGGATTAATAATTATATACCTAGCAGGTAAAGAAATTTTTGCCGCTAAAGCTTCAGAACCGAAAACTTGGCTAATTTTAGTTACATCTTCTTCTCTTATAGCAGCATCGTATCTATAAATGAAAACATTACCAGAACGGTAGTATTCTCTAAAGAATTTATCTTGAAGGGCTGTAATATTTATCTTATTGAATAAAGCTTGGAAGAAATCTCTTGCACTTTTATTGCCACCTTTAAGATGTATATTGCCGCAAGACAATTCTGACATTAGGTCAATAGTATTTCTGAAAAGACCGAAATTATAATAGGCTTTTTGGCACAAAATTACTGTGTCTCTTACATCAATATTAGACTTATTGTAATTATACCCAGTGGCATAATTAAATGGCACCATTCCATCATCGATATTTCGAAAACGATCTGTTCTCTCAATAGTTGATGCGGCATTTCTACGGCTTCTCGTCTCGGTAACTCTGCTCGCTACACCGCCATGAGCAGGAGTAGAGCCTTCTACCATCATTGGAGCGAAAGAAGATTCCTCAATTTTTTCTTTTTTAACCTTTGCCATAAGCCTAATAATTAATTACACATTTTAAATTAAAATTGGTGTAAATCCCGCAGCTACTATTTTATTTTCAGTAGTCATAATGTCATTATAGCATTTGGAACCCCATTTCGCTAACATTAAAGCAGTGTAATTATCTTTTCTTGCTCTATTAGGAGAATTAGAACGTTTTAAGTGTTGAGGTAAATCAAAATTAACAGACCCACGGCTACTAGTAGTAAACTCTACGAGTGAGCATTGCTTTTTGGTATTATAAACCAATAAATCTTGATGCTCTATAAGATCTAACTTGTTCCAATCTTTGATATCTTCTATAAAGATAAGATCTTCAGGTATTCTCTTGTTTATTTCTTCATTAAAGAAAGATTCGTTGGCTACAGTTTTAGATGCGAACCAAATTTTCTTATAGTCAATAGCTGCTTGCAGATTTTCATTACCTCTTCTAATAAATGTAGTTGTAAATACCTGAGTTACTGCTATTTGTTTATTTTCTAAGTTGTATTGGCTCTTGGCTTTCTGAACCATCTTTGTATATTCAATACCCTCAAGATCAGAATCAAAATCAATAAACTTTATCTTCTCAGATTCCGAGTTTACATACTGAGATTCATTATAAGTGTTAAAGAAAATATCAGCACCAGCATTATCGCAAATGATATAAACAATATTGAAGCTCGTCATCAAGTAATGGAAGTATTTAATATGGCTGTTTAAACTTCCAAGACCTGCGTATGCGTGGACGAGAACATCGTTCTTATTTTCTCGGTCTATTTCTAAAATTGCCATTGCAAAATAGTCAGCATTTGGACTGTCGCTCATGTTAGGGTCCATTGCTAAGATATATTGCTTGCCAGAATCTCCTCTAATTTGAGAATGTGGTCTTTCTTCAAACTTAAGAGTACATTCTTCCATCTTCTTCATGCTGAAATAAGAATCACTGCCGTCAGTAAACTGAGCGCAGTATTCTCTCAAGAAAGAAGCGTGAGAAGATCCACCGTTTTGAGCTTCTTCTGTAATAGAAGAATCAATCATCTCTGGTGGCAAAGCTTCGTAACTTAATTGAGATACAAAATAAGTTGCACTTGTTGGTTCTTTAGAATAAATATTGTCGCACCACTCTTTATAAGTTTTATAAAGATTTTCAAAAGTATAAGAAGCAGAGGAAAGAGCAATCATCTTGGAAGTGTTCTTAAATTCCATGCGGTCAGCTTCTGTCATTGCTCCTTGGCGAATCAATTCATCTTCTTGTTCACGAATACTAATACGCTCTTTAATGTCTTGAGGGACAATCAAGAATGGCATCAATACATTTTTAATAATATCTTCTGGCAACAATAAAAATTCGTCTAATACAAGAACATTAGCACGGAAACCACGAATCTTTTCACCGCTTAGAGGAATAGCTTTGATAGAGCCTTCATTTATTGACCAATCATATTCGTCATTGCGTTTTGATTTTGCGCCGAATGCTTGCATCAACAAATCTGCGCCTTTAGATTCAGTAATCTTTTCTATTGAATTAAAAATGCTTCTTGCTGTTCTGAATGTAGGACCAGCAATTAGGATTTTGCTCTTAGGTTCAAAGATGCATTGCAAAAAACAGAATACCGCAGCAGAGAAAGACTTGGATGCACCGCGACCCCACACGTTCATGCAGAAATTACGGTTCAACATTCCTTTAATTATAATCTCTTGATACGGCCATAATTTTATACCAGAAATTAGCTCTGTAGTTATGCCTATATTTGAACGCAAAAATTTAGCCAAAGTTATTTTGGCTTCTTTGTCTTCAAGAGTATCTTTTAGTTTAGAATATTCGTCATTTAAGTTAGGAATTATTCTATTATACTTTTCTGGGGTATACCACATATTATAGCATCTTTAGATCGTAGCAAAGTTGTAGATCATATTTAAAAAAGTTCTCGTCAGTTGAGAACATCTTCTCAATAATTCTAACAGATTCCTTGCGTCCCTTTGCAAATAGGAATTGAACGTGTGGATATTTTTGTATTAGCTCTCTAACGTTGTGAAAAATGAATTCAGGATTTACCTTCGTTGCTTTCTTATACACATGAGGTAAATAGTTAAATGAGAGTGTATTGTTCAAGCTTTCTTCAACGATAATAACCATGTTAGCTTTCGCTTCGCTGGCTTTTTCTATCTCTCGACAGAATCTTTCATACCCAGCACTCAAAGTTCCTATAAAATCAGAGATAGACTTTCTCTCAAAGTAAAGTTTGCCATCATAACTTGGGTGACTGAATCCATAATCACCAAATTTAAGAGTGCGAACTTCAGAAGCCATGTTAAAGATAAACGGTTTCTGCTCGCGGGTATCGATATAAATTATTGAGTCTTTAGTTTGTAGTTTAGAAAGATTATCTAAGCTCTTTGGATATACATATTTATTTTTAAATCCAATTTCTTCAGCGAGCTTATAGTAGTCGCCAAAAATTTCTTGCAAATAAATAACACTTGGACTTAAAACACTTCTTAACTCAACTTGAGAAGGAGTATATTCTAGATTCTTCTTTTCTTTGCGTTTAATTAAGAAGCTTTTGCAATACTCTTGCTGCTTTTCTAGAGATTGAGTTTTGAGCCAGTTTTTAAGATTATTTTTATTATTAAAGTCAGTAGAGAAATACTGTTCTTTATTTTTATAGTTAATAATAGAATTATCGAAGAGATCATAGCGAGGCAAGTGCTGTTGATAATATTCAATTACTCTTATTTTATGAGCTTTGAGATGACGATTAAAATCTACATCAGCATCATAAACTTTTTGACATATTTTACAGGTCTCAGCCATTTAACACCTCGTCTTCTGAAATTCCCAAGATGCGACATTTGATTTCATCCATTGTAGAAAGCCTGTCGATCTCATTTTTAACCATTGCTTTTCTTCTTTCAGCAAGCTTCAGTAGTTGAGCGCGGGACTCTTCTTCTTTCCACATCTGAACAAGATTAAGAATGCTTGCATTCTCTTTTATTTGCTTGCTAAGACGATCACTGCGCTTTACTTTAAGGTCATTAAGAAGCTTTTGCTGACGAATAGTAGATTGGTTGTACTCGTCTCTTGCTCCACTGATAGCTTCAATAAGACCCATTGGAATTTTTCCGCCGCCATCTACTTCTGCATCAATCTGATTTTGCAAAGTTTGGATTGTTTCTTGAATATTGGCTGAGATTACTACTTCAGTAGCCAACACAATATATTGATCTACTTCTTCTTGAGTAAGATCTGGCTTATCAAATGTATAACGGACAAAAGAGCTTTCGAATAGTTCACGATCAATATTAGAATTATAACTATTTATCTGATGAAGGAAACGGTAAGTGTGCATGTAGCCAATAATAGCATTAATAGCAGACTTCTGACGCGAAGTTACTTTGTCTTTATCAATACCTTCATGAACATATTTATTTATGCGAAACAACATCCGCTCAAATGTCTTTGGCGGCATATATTCAGAATCAGTAAGGCTCTCTACTTCTCTTTGAGATACTGGACCTGCTTGAATTACTTTTGGATCAAGAGTTTTAATGAACTCAATAACAGTACGAGTCTCTTGACTGAGACTAGTAAGGTTTTGGTTATTAAAAATACTTTTAGTAATCTCAAGTGCGCCCATCGAACCAGCATTATTAGCAATAAATTCTCTCTGGTCTGGAGATAATTCGATCTTGTCTTTTGCTAAGTATTCGTATGAGGCTCTTGCTTTAATTTGTCTTGTTGACAAGAACTCTTTGACCTTCTTACCGTGCCAACTTCTACCGTCTGCGCCATCAACGTTAGGAAAAGCAACCCTGACAAGTTCAAGCAAAGAAGGAGGATTAGTAGGACGATTGTTCCACTCATTTAAAATTGCCAATCTTTGTTGATCATTAAGTTCTTGAGGCTGATTTCCGTTTTCAGACATAAATTTCTACTTCTCCATTTACAATGCACTTCTTAGCTTTAACAATAATAGAACGCTTAAGATTCTTTATCTGCTTATAACCGGGGGAGCGATTTTTTTCAGTAGTCTTAAATCCTAATACCTTTGCTACTTCTTCTTCTCTTTGATTTCTTAAGCAAAGCATCTCGTAAACAACCCACTCTGCTGGCTTTAATACTTTCTTTAGTGCTGATGATAAACTCTGTGTACTTCTCAAGAGATCGAAGCCTTCATTTGTCATGTCATGAACTTCTTTAATGTGATTTTCAAGAGGAAGAGTTACTTTTGTATTGAAAGCGTCTTTTTTATTATTCTCCCAATGAGCATACAAGGGGCATTTCTTACACTGCTCACCATATATTGAACAAGAGTCATCCCATTCTGCCGCCGCACACTTCAAACAAGGTCTAGCATAATTGCCATAGTTGTTTCTTATAATGTTCTTTATTTGATTAGAGATGATAATGTTTAACCAAGGGGCAAGAGGCTTTTTCGGATCATATAGAGTCCATTTTTTATAAATATGAATTCTAAGTATCTGCTCAACGTCCTCGAAATCAATCCAAGACAGTGCAGCAAGATTCCATTTATTCTTGCGTTTACGAATTTCTTCGTCTATTATAGCAATGTTCTTTTCAAATGATTCTTTTTGGACTTTATGAGCCATTTTATTTTTGCCTTAATGTACCGGCTTCTTGTTTAAATATTTTCATCATCTCTTTGGCAGATATAGCTTGAGTAATTCTTTCTGTGCCTTTAACAAATTGATCTGGAACAGTGCCAGCAATCTTAGAGAGAGATTCTTTTCTTGGTGCATCAAATTCAATATCAACATCTAGTCCGCCCTTTAACTCAGGAATAGAAGTGGCTTCTTGACCATCTTCACTTTCGTCATCATCCTCCTCATCGTACTCCTCTTGAGCGCGAACTTTATTTACTTTTGCTTTTTTATCTTCTTTCTTTTCTACGATAACACCGTAGAATGCAGTACCACAAGCAGAGCAGAACTTTGGTTTTGCTTGTGTGTATAAATTAGGATTTCCACATTGGGAGCAGTAAACTTTTTGCATAATTCATTAATTTATTATAGTTTAATAACAGTAAAAAGTAAGTGTAATTGTAATAGAATGAAGTATTCGTTTAAAAATCATGAGAAAGTTGAGTATTTCATCAATTGGGTTAAACCGCCCAAAGGGTGCTATGGCATATGCGACTCTCCAGAGATGGAAAACCCAAAGATTAAAATTGACCCAACTCTAACCAAGCAAAAAACGATCAACATTCTAATACATGAAGTATTACACGCATTCTTCTGGCAAGAATCAGAAACAAAAGTGACTAAATGTGCGAATACTTTATCAAGACTTATTCATCAAAGGATGAAACAAAAGTTTAATGAATAATTGACTTGTATTTAGTAATCTTATCAACAATAAAGCGGGTAATGCCGCTTCTCATAATATCTTCTGGCCCAAGTTTAAAGTATTGAATACCATTATCACGACTATCTTGATCTTGGAAGATATCACAAAACTCTTTAAATCCAGATCTCTTGCCCAAGTCATTTTGCATGATAGTATCGCCGCAAATAAATAGTTTACTGAATTTACCCATGCGAGTAGCAGCAGTAACGAGAGAATCGAACATCATGTTCTGACCCTCATCAAGAATTACAGAATTAACGTTAAAAGTATAACCACGAAGGAGCGAAACAGGATAGGTTTTAATCCTTTCTTGCTTATTTAGTAATTCGATACTGGACTTATTTAGTAATTCTTCCAGCTTATCAAATAGTGGTACATTATAAAAGAAAGTCTTTTCATCTAAGTCGCCAGTTAAGAAACCAGTTTGACCATCTGTGCTTTGAATGAGAGATCGGATATATACAATATCAGAAATCTTTTTGGCTTTTAATAATTCTAACGAGCAATAAACGCTCAATAGCGTCTTAGCTGTGCCGGGAAGCCCATCTAGAATAATAATATTAGTAGTCTTATCTAAAGCTGCTTGTATAATCTCTTCTTGTTTTGGGGTCCATTTTAATTTACGAATCTCGAAATCATCTTTTACCTTGTCTTTTTGAGCAACATGTGGGGAATTATCTTTTTTTGACATTTTAATTGGCCTTATTATTTTAATTACATGTATTATATAGAATGAAGAATAAATTAAATGTTACAGTTGTAAACCCTAAGACTTGCAGAAAGAAGATTTGCTGTGAGGGCTGTGAACTGTCATATAGTAAACAAGATTATTTATTATTCTTCACTGTGCGTAAGCTTGTTTATTTTAATATGCTTGCAGAAGACGGTAAACAAATAAAGATTTGCGATTCGTGTTTAGTATCTCTCGCGTCCATGACTTGTGCGAAATATGATTTACCATATATTAGTATTATAATTAAAGGAGAGGAAAATACAAAACAAATAAATATAGAATACAGCAAAGACCCCGAATTTGAGCAAGAGTTAATTAAAGTATTTAAGAAGATTAAGTAATTCGTCTCGCTTTTCGGGAGCCATATCTTCTGGCGGCGAGTTTTGTATTATATATTCCAGCATCTTAATGGCGGAATGATAATTGTTTCTATTTTTTAATGAGTTGCCTTCATAGGATACTATCTTGACATTGCCTTTTATGTATCCTTTATTTGGGTCTACTCTATCTAATGATGCTGATCTCCTGTGATCGATGCCTGATTTGTATAGGATTTCGTGGCCTAAAATGGGGCAGGTATTATTTTTAATGTTTATTAAATCCCCCAGCGTAAGGTTGAATTCCAGATTTTTCTTTTTTGAACGCTTTTTTGCTTTGCTTAAGATGACTTTTTTGAGATAGACTATCTCACCGCCATCTGTATTTCCCATCTTTTCTTTAATTTTATTGTATTCTTGGGAGTAACAACAAGTATTGCACTTGCTTTTTACTCTATTAAACTCTGTATCTTCTTTGTCAGCCCCGCAGACAGAACATTTGATTAACATTAGATATATCTACACAAGCTATATCTAAAAAAGGTATTTTTTAGGGGAGGCTCCGGGGATTTTTTGACCCTGCAAAGTTTCTAGGTCTTCCTTTTGGTCTTATTTTTTGAGAAATAGGGGAGTCTTACATAAAGATAGTAATTATTTAGTAATGTGTTTAAAGGGAGAGAGAATAGACTTCTTTTAATGGATATCATTAATAAAAGAAAAGAATTATTAATTTAAGGATAGAATGATAGAGGTATATATTAACAAGAGGTATATTAATAGAAGAAGGGCAGAATGATTTTTAGACCCCCCCGCTGCCGTATTTGAGAAACGTCGGGCATTATTTCGAAAAATGGGGGGATTGTCAAGGCGCAATCTGAACAAAAAAAATCCCCTCTTTCGAAGGGGATTTGATTTGACTTTCGTTTTCCTTAGTCGGCCAGATTGGCAACGTCTTCGACAGGGAAGGTGAGGAATTTCGGCGGAGTTTTTGCCTTCTTGTAAAGTGCAATTGTCTCCAATTCTTCGGCGGTCGCTGGCCTACCGTCCACGACATATCCCAGAGACTTCACCGCAGAGGAAGGAAGCGCAGCGACGTATTCACGGCCAGTCACCGGGTGTTTGACCAGTCCGGGCTTCACCCACACAAACCACGGCTTGTCACCGGGTGCATCTTCATGGCGGTTCCCATAACTATCCGGGCCCGCAAGCGTGACAACGAATCGGTGATTCTTCATCACGCGACCAAGGAGAGGGTTGAGCGGAAGACCAGAACGGCCTCCGGTTTTCATGGAATGTTCTCCTTTGAGGAGAACGGTGACAATGGAACCAGCGCGGATTTTGTTTAGATCGATCACAAGGAAAGACTAGTCTAGTTTTGAATGAGAGTCTCCAAGAATCTCAAAGAATCTCAAAGAATCTTTGAGTACTCAATCCAAAGGCTAGCAAGTTTCATGCCAAGTCACACTTGGCACACTTCTTGCTCCCAGCAGGTTCTATGCCAAGTCCGTGCAAAGCATAGTTTTCCGATTTGGGGTCTCCATTTCCGAAAACTATCGTTTCCGATAGGTTGGCACGTTTCCTGCTCTGGCATGGTTCCTGCTCCCAGCATAGGCTGTGCCAAGTGCCCGTTAACGTAGAAAATTAAAGTAGATTCATTTCTTGTATATATATATCAGTATGTTAAATTGTCATAGTCAGTTTGGTTCTTATATAAATACAACGTCACTATATAAATACAACATCATGATCAATATAAATACAATTAAGGCTGGTCACATTGCCACTATTCTACTACAAGGCGAATATGAATTAAAGACTGGTGGCCGTAGTGGCATACCCTTAAATATATACAAAGGCCGTGTCACTAGGGACTTTCGTTTTACTATATCGCTTGCGGGAGAAGATACTTATAATAATATATTCCCTGACGCTGTTGGTAAACCCACTTGGTTTGAGTTTATCAAAGACGGCGTAGTGAGAAACAAGAAAACCGGCCAATTGTATTTGGCTGGCATTCCTCATAACAATCCCAAAAACAAATTCGATTTGTTTGTTGATGGCCGTCCTATTACTGAAGAAGAGTACAACGCTATTCAACAATATCGTAGTGATAGTGATAAACCCAAGTTTCTCACTATGTCTATTGATAACGTGGTAAACGTAGAAGGCTAATATATAAACAGTGGGGCGCGAATACTATAAACGCGCAATTAATAACAACCTCTTATCCTAATACAATATGACCGAATCGACCGAATCAATAGCCTTAATGGAATTAGTACATATACAATTAGCTCTTAAAGCTAGAATCATTCATTGTGATAAACAAATAGCCGATTGTAAAGAACTTGATATTGATCCCGATATTTGGATTAGTACGAAAGCCAATATAAATAGTGGCCTCCTCAAGTTAGAAGCTAAATACAATAAGGGCGAGCTATGATAATACTATTGCTAATCCTACTGATAGTAGGAATGACTAGATAAGGCCCTTAATGACAAACCCTCTGTAGTAATACAGGGGGTTTCTTGTTTATAAATAGTTGTTTATAAATAAGCGATAGTTTTCGGTTTTGGGCTCCCCAAAAGTAAAAACTATGAAATTAGTGATAAATCACTATTCGTTATTCATATTTGATTGTTATTTGCAGAACATTTGATTAATATTTGACACAAAAAAACCCCACTGTTTATCACAGTAGGGCTATTGTATTTGTTTAGTGTTTAATTGATAAAACCGTCAGGATTGATTTCGCGATACTCAGTAGAAAAACGAGTGGCTCGCTTCACCATCACGATGACGCCGAGGTGTTCTGTCCCCTCTGCCGGTTGATTCTCAGCGTCCGGTTCAAAGGGGAGCCAAGCCGAGAAACGGAATCCCTTTTTCTTAAGGGCGGTTTCGGATTTGCTCTGGGCTTCAGTGGTTTGGTACATAGTGATTTTTTGTTGTTTCTTACCGTCGCGCAGATTGTGATCGATTTTTCATTTCAAATCAAGGGGAAAAATGATTTGTCACAAGAATTTTATAAAGGCACTTGGCATGGTTCCTGCTTCGGCATAGTTCTCGGATCTGGACTCCCCAAAACCAAAAACTATAAAAAAACCCCGTTATACTAATATAACGAGGTTGTGTTATTTGCTGACTATTTGACAATATTAGTCATTATGATCCGCCCATGTAGGGTCTTCATTTATATATCTATTGCGCCTAGTGTGACAGCTATCACAAACAGCACTCCGAGCATTGTGTGACATAAGAGTGGCGCAGGTAGCACAACGGAACCGCTGACGGCCTTGCGCGTCAATGGCGGGGCAACCGCCAGCCTCATGGCCGCAACAAGGGTAGTCCTCGCACCTGCCGCTGCTGACGATAGCATCGGCACGGGGCACTCCGGTGAAGCAAGCCTTGCACTTGCCTTCGGACTTGCGAGCGTAGGACTTGCTGGTGAGGCTCGCGCATTGGACGCAAGCGGTGCAGTAGACCTGATAGGATTTCCGATAGTATGCCATATGGTTTTTTATAGTTCTAACCGTCGCGCAGATTGTCATTCACTTTTCATCTGAAATCAAGGGGGAAAGTGAAATGTCATCAGAATTTGACAATTGCTTTTGGCATGGTTCCTGCTTGGGACCATAGTTTTCCATTTCGGGCACCCCAGAAGCCAAAACTATGAAATAGTGATAAATTAGTGATATATCATAGATATGTTATTTGGCTCTTATTTGCATAACATTTGAATAACAAAAAACCCGCCGTATTGCTACAGCGGGTCTCTTGTGGTATTACTATTTATGGTTCATTTATGTATTGATTCCATTTGTCAATAGCGTTGGTGAGAATGTACTCATCTATCTCGGTGATAGAATCAGCATCAAACGCTGATTTGTCGTAAGCAACCATGCAAACAAATTGAAATGAAATATTATCATCATCAATCTCAGAATCAAAGAGAACCTCTACAGGAATATCACTACCAAACAAATTGATTTTAAAATTGCAGACATTGATAAACGTGTTCTTTAGAGAACCATTGATAATAGGGGTGAGGTGCATAGTAATATTACCAACGGCTCAAAGCCAATTCATAAAGCTCTTGTTGATAGAACTCTGTGACAAGATCACATTCCACTTCTGTCAAATCGCGATCCCATCCTTTGTGAAAAGCGGAATCGACATATGCATTGGCGGTTCCAGAGTTAATGATAATTACTTCCTCTAAATCACTAAACTTGATTGTGGTTTCTGTATTAATACTCATGTTGTGTTTATAAATGAGAACGACCCGACACTGAATCTTAGCACACCCCCATTGCCTGTCAAATAAGTATTTTTGACCATTTTCGATACCTAATCGATAGTTTCCCGTTTTGGGCTCCCCGAATCCGAAAACTATAAAAACCCTATTGTATTACTACAACAGGGCTATTGTATTACTACTATTTCAAGAAAAGTACTTAATCGTTGAAGTATTTACTTGAACGCCCTTTCGTAGCTTGTTTTTGACACTAACCAAACGAGTTAAGCGTTCGTTCCAAAACTCTAAGCTTTCACGATTAAAAGTAGCGGCGGCACTATAGTAATTGACTCGGCCAGTTAAAAACTCGATGTCCTTGTTGATAGAACAAAACAAGCCAAAGCTCTCGTCCCAATTAAGGTACTCGACTTGGGTTTCCGTTTCGTTGTCTTCGATAGTTTGAATCATATTGTTTATAAATAAGTATTAACTTACGATAAGACCTTAACATAACCACACAGGATGTCAAAATTTATTTTTGATCAATTTACATACCTAAACCATAGTTTCCACATCTGGGCTCCCCAGATCCAAAAACTATGAAAAACCCCCGCTATAGTAGTATAACGGGGGCTTTATTTGTTATTTATTTAAATAATATTTAAAAGACTTCGTTGCAAGCTGAATCATTTTGTTCTGTTCTGATATCAGCAACAGAATGAAATACTTCTAAAGCATCTTCCCAAGTTGGCAAATTAGAAATAAACCTATCCCAATCTTCTTTACCATAACATTCAACATAGACTTGATAACCATATCCTTTATTATAATTATCTTCCGCCAGTTGCTTCAGTTGCTCAATCCATTTTGATTTATCCATAGGGTGCCAAGGTAGCAGAGAGCGAGAAAGAGTCAATGACTTTTTTTGTATTTCATAGTTTTTCTTTGTTGGCACCCCAGAAGCGAAAACTATGGTGGAGCATAGATGGGGAACCGTGTCAAGGACTTTTATTTGCCTTTTATTTGGATAATTTTTTGACAACTGCCGCCAGTCTGATACCGTAGGGACGATGAAACTAAAAACCTCTTGCAACGTTGAAAAGACCTTCACCTTGGAAGTCTTCCTTGAGTCGCGCAACGATGAGATTGAAATTGAAGTCACGATTGGGTTTGAATGGCAAAGCACCGGAATCGGTGCTTACGAGTACTGGGGACGCACGGGATACGATGCAGGGATCAAGTACCTTGAGCCTTTTGAGACTATCTGGGACTCCGCAGGATTCACTCCAGAGGAGATCAAGGAGATCGAAAAGGAGATATTCGCAAGCTACGACAGGTGGAGCAAGGAAGCGGAGGAAGATTGCGCGAACGATCACTTTTGATTAATTAAGAACCCGCCTTCGGGCGGGTTTCATAGTTTCCCGAATTGGGCTGTCCGAATCCGAAAACTATGCTGAGAGCATAGGTGACAAACCCTGTCAAGTACTTTATTTGCACTTTATTTGCGTCAAATTGGAATATTTTTTGACAACCGCCAGCGATCTGATAACTTGTCCCCGTCATGAATCAACACCAACACATCGACACCGCCAGCGACCTCCGCGACCTCATCGCCATTGCGCCCACGGAGGAAACTCCCGTCGCCGAAGTCCCCACAACCCAAGTGCAAGTCAGTCAAGACATTTTTCTGGAAATGCGCGTCCAGCTTATGGCCTATCGCTCCGACGTTCGCTACTTCATGAACGGCATCATCGGCGAAGAAGAGAAGAAGAAAACCATTGACAAGTTGAACCAAGTCCTTGACGACTCGGCTTGGGGAAAAGTCAAGATGATTTACTGAAAAAACACAGCCCCGCTTCGGCGGGGTTTTATAGTTTCCCGATCTGGGCTCCCCAAAAGAAAAAACTATCAAATCCTTGACTTCTCAATCAAATCTGCTATCTTCTTCGCATGAAAAACAGATTATTTGCTTCAGAAATTTATAATCTTCAAGTTGGTTCTATCAATGTCTCTGTTTCAGTCAAGTTTAATAATCAATTAGAAGTTATTGATTTCTCATGGTATTGTGATAATAAATACTCTCTCCCCAGTAAACAAATAGACGCAATAGAATACGATATCATTAAAAATCTTGACAATTGGTCTAATGAAGCAAAAGAAAAGATCCACAATCTGAATATCCAAAGAAAACAATTAATATATTCTATCTAATGATTAACCCGCCATCTTTGGTGGGTTTCATAGTTTTGAAACTTGGGCACCCCAGACGCAAAAACTATCCCCTGCGCCCCGCGAAGAAAAAGATTTTTGGTTTTTTATTTGACTCTTTCGGGCCAAAGTTTAATCTGTAGGGGTCATGAGCAAAACAATTGAATTTTACAGCCGCGAAGTCTACGGCAACCTGCGCGAGTACGTTGCCAACGAAGGTGACGCAAACATCATTTACCGCTTGACGGGAAAGAAAACCATCACTAGTGTGGAGCGCGAGTTGATTCGTGACCTCTCTGGTGGTCTGATTCACTTCAAACAAATTTTGCCCCCTTCGAAGTCGAAGTGAGGGCGGGTTAAGGCACAAGCGGCATGGTACGCAGGGAGACCCTGCGGCGGGTTAGTTGAACCTTTAGAAACACCGCTTTTTAGATTGGGTTCGCGTCAAATGGTACGCAGGGAGATCCTGCGGCAGGGTTTTTTCTAAGAGAATAAGACTTGTTCTCTTTTGGGTTTTGACCCTCATGAAACAGACGCGAATCCTTTCGATAGTTTCAGCGAACGGGCACCCCGAAGGAAAAAACTATGAAAAACGATTTTTGTTTTTGACAATCAACGCCGATCCGATTACCTTGTCCCCGATGAAATTGATGACGAAACAACTCACCGAAAAACTCAAAAAGGCCGGTTCTGACGGCATGGTCCCCATTTGCAAGCTTTTCACCCCGTGGGGTGCCGCTACTTGGTTGATCACTGGAATCGAAGGTGGCATCCTTTATGGGTTCGCTGACTTGGGCATGGGTTGCGTTGAATGGGGCGGGATCGCTTCTGTGGAAGAATTGGAAGCAATCAAGGGACCGCTTGGAATGACCATTGAGCGCGACTTGTACTGGCAACCCAAGGAAGGCGTGAACTACTTTGAGCTTGAAACTCTCGCGGCCATTTAATAATAAATAAACATGAAAGACCTCACACTTCAACAGATACAAGCTAACTTAAAAGAATGGATGGGCGATAGTATAAAGCCCGATACCAGAAGCGGAAAACTTGCAGAGCGTACTTACATAAAGGCTCTTTTAGATACAGGCGCAACTGTTCCACCGATTTGTATTATACTACTACAGAGTGGACGTAGTATTGTAAACTTTAAATAAACAGTAACCCCGCCCCGGCGGGGCTTTCATAGTTTCCGAAATTGACCTCCCCGAATCAAAAAACTATCAAATCGAAAAAAAATCTTTGACACTCTCCAAGAATCTGATATTTTCTCTCATATGAACAAAATTGTTTTGTCTCTATTTGTCGTCGCCCTTGTAACCCTTGGGTTTTCCCGCCGCAACCTCGGCACCAAGGAAGACTTGTTCCGCGCAATGGCTGCTGTCGAAAGCAGCAACAACCCCAAGGCAGTCAATACTAAAGAAACCGCCCTTGGCATTTACCAAATCCGCCCAATGTATTTCCTTGACGCTGGCGTTCAAGGGAACCATACTCAGGTGTATGACCCTGCGGTCGCCCGTAAGGTCTGCGAGCGTTACTTCCTGCGATATGAGCCTAAAGCCTTTGCCAATAATGACATAGAGACTTTGGCTCGTTTGCATAATGGCGGTCCTAATTGGCGTAAAAAAGATACTGATAAATACTGGAATAAGATCAAAAAACACTTGTAATAATATGGAACTCACATTTCTTTCTGACCCCGGCCACGGTTGGCTTCGTGTTCCTCATAAATTGCTTGAAGACTGGAATATTGATATCTTAATATCAGAGTATAGTTATAGAACAAGAGACTTTGCTTACTTAGAAGAAGACTGTGATGCTTCTATCTTCATTGACGAAGCCAAGGAAAGGAATTACAAATATTCTATCAATTACAAATTGATTAAAGACTTCGACGATTATCTCAAAAGGGTTGGCAACCACTATAGATTCAATAATAACCTAAGAACAGCATGAATTCAGAACTAAAGATAACAATACAAGAAATAGTAGACCTTCGCGTAGCACTAAATAATGCTGAAAGACGAATCAAAGAGCTAATGGCATTAAAGCATGAAGACTGGCATAAGTTATACCATTTAGATATCCATTCAATAGAAAAAGGCAAACAAGCTCTCACTAACGTAATACAAAGAGATTAAATATGATCACTGTCTTTTACAAAGAAAATCAAAACGTCAATAATAATAAATCTTATAGTCCTAGCGCGAGCAAACCTAAAAAGGTTTATGATTTATTCAAAAAGAATCCTCATGTCTCTATTAATAGCGACTGGAAGCCTCTTACTAAACAACAGATTTATGTTAGTCATGATGAAAAATATGTCAATGGTGTACTAAACTCTACTATCGCTAATGGCTTTGGTAATAATATCAAAGAAGTTGCTGATAGCTTGCCTTATACATCTGGCAGTTTTTATAATGCTGCCGTCTATGCTCTAAAGAATAGAGTTGCGATGTCGCCCACTAGTGGATTTCATCACGCTCGTTATTATAATGGTGGCGCGTTTTGTACATTCAATGGTCTTACTATTACTGCTCAATTACTAAAGTCTAATCATAAGATTAAAAGAATTGGTATTATTGATTTCGATGCTCATTGGGGTGATGGCACTGATGATATTATCAATAAATTATCTATCAAAGACATTGTTCATCTCAGTCATAATAAGATTTTTGGTTTCTTTGGTTCTAACGAAACTCCATTAAAAAATCTTTATAAAACTCTTGATGCTGTAAAAGATTGCGAGATTCTACTGTATCAGGCCGGTGCTGATCCTCATGTTAATGATCCGCTCGGTGGGGATCTTACTACAGAACAAATGTTTGAGCGAGACAGGACTGTTTTTAAGTTTGCAAAAGATAATAACATTCCAATTGTGTGGAATCTAGCTGGCGGATATCAAAAAGATTTTAGTAAAGTACTAGAGATTCATGAAAATACATTAAAGGCTTGTATTGAAGTTTATGAATAGCACACCCCGCTTCGGCGGGGTTTTTCATAGTTTCTGGGATCGGGCACCCCGAAGGAAAAAACTATCCTTTGCAAGAAAAGTGATCATTTCCATTGACGCTTGCACTTTCAAGGGCTACTGTTGGGGCGTATGAATAACACAGTTAAAAACGCTATCCGCCACCTCGTTTGCAAAGCCTACGACGCTTTT